AGGGTAAATAAATACCCATAGATGTATGGGTTTTTGTGAGAACCGATGTTGTTATAGGAAAGAAGAATGAGGTTTTTCTCCAAGTACAAGCCGAACCTCATGTCTATCATGAACTGTCCGATTACTTCACTTTCGACGTGGAGGGTGCAAAGTTTATGCCTCAATACCGTAACAAGTATTGGGATGGAAAGATCCGATTATTCTCCACCTCTAACGGACAAATCTACGTCGGATTACTTGATAAAATTATTGCCTTCTGTGACAGGCATGATTACACCTATGAATTTGTAAGTAATAATTATTATGGTATTCCTTTTGAAATCAATGAGGGAATATCATATCAGGGTGTTAAAGATTATATGGAGTCTATTTGTTCTCATTCTCCTCGGAAGTATCAAATAGAAGGTGTTTATGATGCATTAAGGCACAATAGAAAATTATTGATATCACCCACTGCTTCAGGCAAATCATTGATGATTTACGCTCTCGTAAGATATTACGTTGATAAGAAGCAAAAAATTCTTTTAGTTGTTCCAACGACATCGCTTGTAGAGCAGATGCATAAGGACTTTCAAGATTATGGTTGGGATTCTGATTCATATTGTCATCGCATATATTCGGGAAAAGAAAAAACTAATGAATTTCCTGTTACAATTACAACTTGGCAGTCTGTTTATAAACTCTCACGATCTTTTTTTGAAGATTATAATGTAGTTATAGGAGATGAGGCTCACTTATTTAAAAGTAAGTCCTTAATATCTATAATGACAAAATTACATCATGCTAAGTATAGATTTGGATTTACTGGAACACTTGATGGAACTCAAACTCATAAGTGGGTATTGGAGGGGTTATTTGGTCCATCATACAAAATTACCAATACAAAAAATTTACAAGATGCAGGACATCTTGCTAAATTAGATATTCAATGTTTAGTTCTTAAACATCCTCCACAAAGATTTGAGACCTATCAAGATGAAATTGAATATCTTATTACACATGAACAAAGAAATAATTTTATAAAAAATTTGACTTTAGATTTAAAAGGAAATACCTTAGTATTATTTTCTAGAGTAGAAGCTCATGGAGCAGTACTCTATGAAAAGATAAATAATTCTAAGCAAAGAAAACGTAAAGTATTCTTTATTCACGGTGGAGTTGATACGGAGGAAAGAGAATTAGTCAGGGAAATTACGGAAAAAGAAAACAATGCGATTATCGTTGCATCCTACGGAACCTTCTCTACTGGTATTAATATTCGCAATCTCCATAACGTTATCTTTGCCTCACCGTCAAAATCGCGAGTTAGAAATCTCCAAAGTATTGGGAGAGTACTTAGAAAGGGAGTTAACAAAGTAAAAGCAATTCTTTATGATATAGGAGATGATTGCACTTATAAATCCAAAAGGAATTATACTTTAAATCATCTTATTGAACGAATTAAAATTTACAACGAAGAAAACTTTAATTATGAAATAATCACGATACAGTTAAGAAAATGATAGAAGACGATTTTTATGCAACACTTAAATTAAAATATACGGGCGAAGAGATATTTGCCAAAGTAGCTGCATCGGAAGAAGAAGATAGAACAATGTTAATTGTTTCTAATCCTATTACTATTAACGAAATTAAACAAAAGGGTGGAATAGTCGGATATAAAGTAGAACCATGGTTAAAAACCACTCAAGAAGATATGTTTATTCTTAATTTGAATGATGTACTTACTATTAGTGAATCGTCAGATTTAGAAATAATTATGATCTATCAACAATTTGTAAAAGATTCCGCAGCAGATAAGTGTACTCAAGCTGCTATGAGTAGAAAAATGGGTTATCTTGGTAAGGTTGATGATACTAAAGAATTACTTGAGAAAATATTTAAAGATAGTAATACTAAAAGCTCCCCCGATCAACCCTGACAGAGTTATTCTACTTGGTTTTTAAAACTTGTCAACTTTTCACTTAAATGTTAAAATACCTACATATGAGTGAGATATCTTATGTTAAAGCCGGGAACTATGGCGAAGAGAAAAAGGTCGGAACATTATGTTAATAATAAAGAGTTTCTTGCGGCTTTAATTAAATATCGAGAAGATGTAGAGATTGCTAAATTACAAGATAAACCTAAGCCTGTTATTCCTCGTTATATTGGAGATTGTTTTTTAAAGATAGCAAATCATTTATCTTTTAAACCAAATTTTGTTAATTACATGTTTAAGGAGGACATGATTTCTGATGGTATAGAGAATTGTGTTCAATATATTCATAATTTTAATCCAGAGAAATCTCAAAATCCTTTTGCTTATTTTACTCAGATTATTCATTACGCTTTCCTCAGACGGATTCAAAGGGAGAAGCGTCAGTTAGAAATTAAGAATAAGATTCTAGAAAGATCTGGGTATTCAGAAGTTTTTGATGACAGTAATACTCTTGACGGAAGTAATTTTTCAGATTATAATCAGATCAAAGATGCTGTGCATTCCAAGTTGCGTAACTGAATGATTACTGTTACACATAATGCAGAAATTTTGATAGGTGAATATCAATTTGCTGATAAAGTAAAAAGTGAAGTTCTTTCTTTACTAAAAACCACTACTCCTATTGCTCAGGAAGAAAGTAATGTGAAAGCATCCCTTCATACACAATGGAACTGGGAGCCAGATAATATTACTTTGAGAAATCTTAAAGGATTTATTAGGGAGGAGATAGAAAGATATTATAAACCAGGTGCGAGAAGTAATGGTAGTCGAACTCGATTAAAATACATTAATTTTTGGGCAAATGTTTATGAGAAGGGGGACTATGCTCAATCTCATTGTCACAAACCACATCTTTATAGTTTTGCTTATTTTCTAAAAGCAAAGTGGTATTATCCTCCTTTAATTTTTACCTATAGTGGAAAAAGAGTTCGACCAAAAGAAGGAAGGTTTGTTGCTTTTCCAGCGTATTTAAAACATCATGTTCCAAAGCATAGATATAATGATACTCGAATTACTTTATCTGGTAATTTAGACATGAGCAAAGAATGAAAATAGCAATAATTACCGACCAGCATTTTGGTGCTAGGAAAAATTCTAAACTCTTTCATGATTATTTTCTAAAGTTTTATAATGATGTATTTTTTCCGACTCTTGAACAGGAAGGTATTACGACCATTGTTGATATGGGCGATACCTTCGATAGCCGTAAAGGTATCGACTTTTCGGCTTTATCCTGGGCAAAGAATAATTATTACGATAAATTAAAAGATTATACTATTCATACTGTAGTAGGAAATCATACTGCGTATTATAAGAACACTAATGAAGTAAATGCGGTAGATCTTTTACTTCGTGAATACAATAATGTAAAAATATATTCAGAACCAACAGAAATAAAAATAGATAATTTGAATGTTCTTCTTGTTCCTTGGATTAATCAAGAAAATGAAGTAAGTACTATTAAAGCTTTGAAGAAGTCTAAGAGTTCTGTTGTGATGGGACATTTAGAACTTAATGGTTTTATTGTTACCCAACAAGTAATAATGGATCATGGGATGGATATGAAATATTTTACAAAGTTTGATCGGGTTTTTTCTGGACATTTTCATAAGAGATCTAATCAAGGTGGGATTTATTATTTGGGAAATCCTTATGAGATATATTGGAATGATTTTGAGGAGACAAGAGGATTTACTATTTTTGATACAGAGACTTTAGAACATACTCCAGTCAATAATCCTTATCGTCTTTATTATAAGATTTTTTATGAGGATACTCCCTACCAAACATTTGATACCAGAGAATATGAGGGTAAAATCATAAAAGTCATTGTTCGTAAAAAGACTAATACTAAGAAGTTTGAAAAATTTATTGATAAGTTGTATACTTCAGGAGTAGCAGAACTTAAAATAGTAGAGAATTTTGATTTTGGTGGATGGTATGATGACAGCGAGTCAGAAGGATATGAGTCGGAGGATACTATGTCTATCCTTAATAAGTATATTGATGAAGCAGAAGTAGATCTTGATAAGTCTGTTATTAAAAGAATGATGCAAGAAACATATCAGGAAGCATGTGAGTTGGTATGATGTTTATATTGACGGTTGCTGGTAAGGAAAGAGATGGTGCTTATTCTGTTAGAGATTCAGAAGGGAATCAAATTCTTTATTTGTTTGAAGAGGAAGATGATGCGGATAGATATGCTATGATGCTTGAACAAGAGGATTATCCGGAGATAAGTATTATGGAAGTGGAAGATGAGATTATGATTAGAACTTGTCAAATACATGGGTATGAATATGCTATTATTACACCTAATGACATTGTGATTCCTCCCGACATTAAGCATGATCTTATTTGAGAAGGTACGGTGGAAGAATTTTTTATCCACTGGTAACCAATACACAGAATTAACTTTTACAGAACATAATACTACTTTAATTATTGGTACTAATGGTACTGGTAAGAGTACTGTATTGGATGCATTAACTTTTAGTTTATTTGGAAAGCCTTTTAGGAAGATTAATAAACCTCAATTAATTAATAGTGTGAATGAAAAGGATTGTAAAGTTGAGGTGGAGTTTTCTATTGGACCAACTTCATGGAAAATAGTTAGAGGAATAAAACCAAATCTTTTTGAGATTTATAAAAATAATGAAATTTTAGATCAGTTTTCTAATGTAAATGATCAGCAAAAGTGGCTGGAACAGAATGTTATAAAAATGAATTATAAATCTTTTACTCAGATTGTTATTTTGGGTTCTAGTACATTTGTTCCTTTCATGCAGTTGAGTGCCAATAATCGTAGAGAAGTTATTGAAGATCTTTTGGATATTAAAATCTTTTCTTCCATGAATACTCTTATTAAAGAAAAAGTTCGTCAGCATAAAGAAGAAATAAAAGTTCTTTCTTTAAAGAAAGAATCTTTGGTGGATAAGATTAATATGCAAAAAGAGTTTATTGAAGAGTTAGAAGATAGAAGTAATGATAATATAAACAAAAAGAAATTAAAGATTACTTCTTTATTAGAGGAGTCGGATGCTTATAGAATAGAGAATGATAGTATAGAAAAAGAAGTGGATACTCTGACACAGGAACAGGAGAAAGTAACAGGCGCTACAGAAAAATTACGTACTCTTGGTGATTTGAAGGGCAAGATTTCCAATAAGGTAGCCACCATTACCAAAGAGCATAAGTTCTTCACAGATAATGTAACATGCCCTACATGTACCCAACCAATTGAGGAAGAGTTCAGAATAAATAAAATTGAAGACGCTCAAAATAGAGCAAAGGAGTTACAAGCTGGTTTTAAACAACTAGAAGATACTCTTAAAAACGAAGAAGA